ACCGAGTTCTTATCAAATACCATTTGCAGCATTAGAACAAAGGAGATACGCACAACAAGAGGCAGCAAAGAAAAGGGCTGATGATTTAGGTAAGTTCAAATTACAAAAATCTAAACTATCTAAAGACCCAAGATTCAATAGAAATTTAGTTAAGACATATAATGATTATACTGATATTTTTATAAAAGAAGCTGAGAAACAATACGGAAGCAAACAAGCAGCAATGGCAGCTTTAACTGACCCCTCTACAAAAATAGGTAGAGAATATGCTGAACAAGTAGATAGTCTTGATATATTAGCTGGAGAGGTTGACCAAATAGTTAATTTATCAGCGAAAATTGATTCCGCCATTGAAAAAGGAGATAGATATGTTTCACCAATAACAGCAAAACATAATCAAGATTTCAAGCAGTTGATAGGTAATTTTGAGGATGGTGTTGTTGCTCCAGGAATGAGAAATAAGTTAAACGAGATGAGTTTGTCGGTAGGTCTTGATTCATACATAAAAGATATGGGTATTTTAGAAGGTATTGATGCTAAGGTAACTCAAACGGCAACCGTTTCTGATAAAGGAGATTATTATCAAACGACAACGCAGAAAAATAAAACGTACGAAGAAGCAACTAGAGCAGCAGCTAAATCTATGCGTTCAGCTTTTCCACAAATGACGGAAGATGAAATTTACAACCATCTACTATCATTAAAGGGTTTGGAGGATATAGAGTCAGAAACTATGGCTCAGAAAAGAAAGGGTGATGGAGGTATAAAGCCAAACGATGTACAAGTTTCTAATGAGGAGCAAGTAATAAATATTAAAAATGATGATGGCACTTCTTCTGAGAAAAACTTTATAGTAGAAAAATCTATTGATTTGCCAATTAGTATAAAATCAAAACCAGTAAAATTTAACGGTTTGACAGAAATACAACCTGACGGAACCTTAAAAACATTACCAGGAGTACAAAATGTTGTGTTAGGTGCTTTAAAAGTAATGACAGATGCTAATGGAGTGAAAAGGAGAGTTATAACAGGACAAGTCGTATCTATGACTTTTGAAGGTAAACCTATTTATAGGGATGTGATTCTTTCGGCAGAAGGTCTTTTGGGCGGAATAGCTAATGTATCAAAAGAGGCGCAGACATTTGTTGATGTTTTTGAAAAGGAAACAGCAAACATAACTCAAAGAAAACAAGAATATGGTGATTTACAAAAGAATTTTATAGATGAATTTAGTCCTAAGATGAGAGATATAGCATTAAGATTTGTTAATTCTGGACTTGAATATAATGAGTTTGATAAATTCCGTATTCAAGAAGCACAAAAAGGAAACGATATTATTCTTACTGATGATGCTATTAAAGAGTTTAAAAACACATTGAAAAAAGAAAGTTTTGATGCAGCTAGAAAAAGAGTTTCCAAAAAGTTTATTGATCCAATAACATCTCCAGAAACTAAAAAGCAAGAAGAATTAAGAAATAAATATGATTATTAATGGGTGAGCAAGACGAGATAACTTTAAAAGAAACTGACAGGGTAAAATTAGATGGCATCGTAAGTAAGATGACAACTAATAACGAGTCAGAAGACAATATAAAGTTTGTTGTATCGGATTTTAAATCTAAATACGGTTCAAAAAAAAAAGTTCAAACCGTACCAAAACCGAATATTCCATCAAATTCGACATCGGATTTGGCTGGTTCTACATCAGAATTGGCAGGTACTACTTCGGGTGTTACAGAAACTCCTAAAGCACCTACCACTTTATCGCTAGATGAATTAGGATTAAAAACATTAGATTTTTCAAATGTACAAAATCCAAAAACACCTCAAGATGTTCCACCTCAAAAAGAGGTACAAACATTATACACCTCTAAAGATAGAGAAGCTAAAAGGCTTCAATTAGAATCTACATTAAGAAATAATGCAGCTAAAAACCCTAGTTTATTAGATACTCCTGATATTGAGGGTTCTTTATATGGTAGAGTATTGAATGATACTAAAGATGAAGAACTTGCTAAATCAATGGTTTCATCATTAAAATCATTAAAAAGAGAACGTGATTTACTTTCTTTAGAAAGCAAAGAAAGCCTTGATGTTCAACTTGCTCCTGAAACTGCTGGAATACTTCAAAACATAAATAAGGCTAATTTACAAATGAATAAGGATAATCTTATTTTACAGGGTAAATCAGATAAGGAAGCTGATGCTCAGTCAAAAATATTATTCCCTGAAAATGAAGTTCAAAAAAGCCTTGATTTTGGTTTGAATATTGACAAGGTAAAAAGAGATTATCTTACATTTTTGTACAATACCGATAAAGAGAAGTTTGACGATATAAAAACATCTGCTGATGTTGGCGGTTTTAATGATAAAAAACAAATGTTATTAATGCAAAACGCACTTACTCACCAAGCAGAAATTGTAGATACAAAAGTTAAAAATATATTATCTTCTGGAGTTGAAAATTTAAC